CGTTGACTTAGCAACTGGAGGTGAAGATCATACATTTCCCTGGAGTTTTGAGTTGCAATGTCAGCGAGTATTAACAACAAGAGTGAAAGATAAATTTGACACAATCACTCTGTTTGAGTATATAAAGAGTGGAATTTGGATGACTACTGGTTCGAGTAATATAGGGCGTCTAGAGCTAGAGGATAAAAAAAGTGGAAAAGTGAAGAGAATAAAGTGTCGGAAAAATTTTGTTTTAGATGCTGTGACAAGTGAGTATTTGTACAATCTAGTTATCTCTACAGAAAAACAAGAAAGTACAGTTTTACTAAAATGTGAACTTGGGAAGATAAGGCTGGCTGTTGCAAGTGATTTAGCTTCATATCTAGCGTGTTCATGGGTAGTCCATCAGGCAGGTCATTGTTATTTGAATTGGCCTGGAGTGACGCTTGAAGAACGGACACAAGATAGTGTTAAAAGATTAATGGGGATAAAGCAAAGATTAAGATATAGTGTAGGTGTTCCATTTGACTTCAAAGGTTTTGATCATCAAGTACAAACAATTGAACTTCAATCTATAACCAAAAGGATACTACATGCTGCTAGCGTTGCCCTCAGCACTGATCCTATTTTTGAAAAAATGAGCAAAAGTATATTTGATTCGTTTGACAACAGCTATCTGAGTGTGAATCTAGATCCAGTAGAAGCAGATAAAATTAGAAGTGGTGAGTATAACATAAATGATGTAATTGACAAGATTATAATGAGCAAAAAATTCATTAAGGAGTCAAAAGGGTTAAGAGTTGATAGGGAAAATTGGAAATTGGAAGGGAATAGATTAACTTTGTATGTTTTTGGTGGATTATTGAGTGGCTTAAGGTATACATCTATATTTGGTAATGGATACAATTGTATTGTTACTAACTATGTTATTGATTTGATGGAATGTTTGGGCGAAAGTCGAACTGATTTTGAGTACAATGTTCAAGGTGATGATACAAATATAATGTGTAAGACTATAAGACAGGGTATAATGGTTATTCAGTTATACAAATCAATGAATATGAAATACGATCCCGGTAAGTTTAGTGTACAAATTGGAAATAGTGAATATTTGCGTGTTTGGATGGATCAAACATCATGTAAAGCTTATCCAGCTAGAACACTACCTAACTTAACT